CGTAGTGACCTATAATATTTTCAAAAGGTGAAATGTATCTAGCATTTCTACAAGTATCATAAACTTGCTTTTGCATCATAAAATAATTTGCAACAAAAGCTGCTAGGTCTTTTGATATTGCTTTTTTTATAATTACGTATTTATTTTTTTTAAAACTCATAGTTTATATTTAAAGTAATTCTAAAATCTTTGTTAGTACAACTAGTACTTTTATGTTCACTTAATTCGTCAAATAAAATTATTTTATTTTTTTTAGAACTTATTTTTTTATAAGGGTTTTTAAATATAGTAAAACCATTATTTGTATTAACATAATAAAGAGCAGTTTTATGTGGGTATTTAAAATCAACATGATAGTTATGTTCTTCTATGTTAAATGTTCTTGGATACAAGTTTAATTTAGCTCTAATTAATTTTTTTATCTTTAATTTTTCAATAAATTTTGGCATAATTTTTTCATAATAATTACTGTTAGGTTCGTTAAAATACAGCAGATGAAAAAAATAAGGTTTACCTGCTTTACCTTTAATTTTTGTAGTTTCTGTTATATACCAAGGAAAACTATTGGTAAGTATATCCGATAAAAAATTATTTGGTAAAAAATTATTTATTTCTTTAAACATATTTAAGGTATATAGGTGCACCACCCTGTTATTATATACTTAGTTTCTTTTGTTTTATTTCCCCTATGAGTGTGTGTCCAAAAAGAAGGAAATAAAATTGTTTTACTTTCTTCTGCTTTTATTTTTTGTTTTTGATAAAAAAATTCTGTTTCTCCCCCTTGGTCTATAGTATTTAAAAAAGTAGAAAAAACTAGCAACCTATTATTGTTTCCTCTATATCCTGTAGACTCAGAATGCCATCCTCCATAATTTTCATTAGGTTTATATTTTTGAATTTTAATATTAGGGTATATAGTCCAAGGTTGTTGGCCATAATTAATGTGTTTATATTTTTTAATATATTGTTTTATTAATTTATTTAATACTTTTAAGTAATCAGATAAATTAGGATTACTTATATGAAAAACACCTTGTGTCATTTTAACATCTTTCTCATTAATGTATTCTTTTTTATCTGAATTTTCATACAACAGAATTAAATCTTTACATATTTTTTTATTAATATTTTTTTCGTAAATAAACATACTATTTAAAAGGTTTCCCTAAATGCCAAACAACAAGACTATATCTTGTACCAGCAGTTACTGGTTTAACTCTGTGCCAAACAAATGAAGGGAACACGACAATAGAACCTTTTGGTAATATTTCTATTGCTTTTCTTACATGAAAAATTTCATCCCTTGTATGCGGATCGTAGTTTCTAAAATCAAATTCCAACTCCCCACCTTCATATTCTGAACCATCTGTTAACTGACAAGTCATAGATAGTTTTCTAATTTTATTGTGTTTATTAAAATCACTGGGTTCATGATAAGGTTTTTCCCAACTGTCACAGTGCCAATCATAATATTGATTTAATTTATATTTAGTAAATTGACAAGATTCAGAAAAATCCCATTCAAAATTCCAACCTGCATTTCTGTTAGCTTGATGTACGTATGGATGTATTTCTTTATAAATCCAAGAATCATTTAACCAAACTAAATCTGAGTTTCTTTTTTTTTTAATATCTTTAACATCATTTTTAGTAAGTTTTTTATTAACATAGCCCCCTGTTCTTGCTAATGAAGATTTTTTAGATAAACCATATTTAATAATATCATCACAAATTTTTGGCGGTATTGCAGATTTAAAATACCAGTAGTAATTAGATATATTCATAAGTGTTCGTTTGTATAAAATTTAAATCATTTTTTTGATTATTAGTTATGTAATGCATATTAGTTGAGGGAAACATTAAGAACATGTTGTTTTTAAGTTCTACGTCCCAACTTCTTCCTTTACGTCTATTATCATCGTAGTGTATTCTAACAAAACAGTCTTTAACTTTAACACCATATAACATAGTAAAGTCTGGAGAGTTTCGTAGATCTACCGGATCAATATTTAATAAAGGAATTGTTGTCTCATTGGGTTTATATATATTTCCCCATCTATTTTTATTTACTAATTGTATATTAAATTTTAAACCTACATAATTTTTTATGTATGTATCTAACTTGTCCCAAGTTTTTGAAAATTCAAGTTCTGAGTTATTTAAACTAGAATGTAATATATGATGAGCTAGCTCATTTGAATCTATCTCCCAATGTTTTGGCATTTTAACCTCACCAAAATATAATGACTGTTCTGTTAATACTTTCTTATGCATACCTATATATAAATATATATAAATATTTTATAGTGTCAAGTGTTACGCTAAAGTGTTTGATAAATCCCAAGTTTGATTTTCTTCGTTCCAAGAATAAATCCAATTATGTGTAAAATCTGTTTCATTTTGAGATTTTTGTTCTGCAGTTAATTCTGGAGCATTTCCTACCGGAGATTCCCATTTTGCATTTGTTAGGTTTTTTACCCAAGATGGATAAGGTTTTTGAGACCAAAAAATTTGATTAATACTATCCCAAGTATAACCTATTGCTGCGTAATTTCCTCTAAAAGGAGTGCCTCCTAGTTGATGAACATTACTATGTGTATTATAAGAAGTTTGAATCCATAAATGAGCAGGCCAATTATTGTGTTGTTCTAAATAAGCTTGTCCAACAGTTTCTGTTTCCACACCATCAGAATTTAACATATCTTTATCATCTAAAATTAATACCGCCAGTACTTCGTTTTCTTCTGATATTTTTGCAAAATGTGCCATAATATTTTCCTATTGAAATTTATACCTTATGTGTACTACACCAGCACCACCATTACCCCCAGCTTTTGAACTTACAGAAGCTTGACGACCGCCGCCGCCACCACCAGCACCAAGATTAGTTCCTGAATTTCCACCATCAGTATTTCCAGTAGCCCCAGAATTTCCTGCGATATTACTACTGCCACCAGCACCACCACCTCTTGGACCGCCATTAGAGGGTATGGGTGTACCGGAACTTTTACCACCGCCACCACCACTTGCTAAAATTACTGCTGATCCAGTGATTGAACTTGTACCACCATCATCACCAACCCATGGTTGGGCTCTAGAATCTCCTGCTCCACCGCCGCCGCCACCAAGACCTGCAGGACTACCTGCGGGAGCATTTCCTCCTGGAAATCCTTGTGGAGGACTAACTGGGGGAGTGTTTCCATTATTAATTCCAGTTACGTTTTGATTATTTCCTCCGCCTGAACCACCATTATCACCAAATCCATTTGGTATACCTGAATTTGAACTAGCTCCTCTACCACCTCCGGCTGAAGTTAAACCTAAAGCGCTTGAGGCTACTCCACTATTTCCACCGCCACCATTATTATCTTCCGGTCCCGGACTGCCTTTAGCACCACCACCTCCAATTACAATTGGATATGGTTGTACACTAACAGGTACAAGTGTTGGAGTAGCTAGTGGGCTTGCTGTATATCCACCTGTTGTTGCTTCTCTATAGCCACCACCTCCACCGCCGCCGCCGATTGAACCTGTACCGCCAGCACCGCCGCCGCCAACTATTAAATAACCAACTCCTGCATTAGCTCCGCTACCTGCTTCAGTAACTTCAAAAGTTCCAGGGCCTGTAAATGTGTGTACTTTGTAATCTGTATCAACGGTTGTGATTGTTCCACCTGTTGCTACTATAAAAGTATCAGCACCAGCACCAGCACCAAATCCTCTTACTGATCCTGCTCCAAATGTTGATTTTAATGGCATATTCTTTCTCCTCCTAATTTATTATGCAAACTGTGTTTGTGCAGCTAACACTGTAAATGTAGATGAACCAGTTTTAATAATTGTATATGTATAACTATCTAATGAGTTGATGTTACCTTCAGTGGGGGCTGTTCCGCCCTGCCATTCAGGAGTAACACTTGATCCATCAATTTGAAATGCTGAATTATAATAAGCTGTTCCACCATTTGTACTAATATGTGCAATAGTAATAGATTCACCTGTGTCCATAATTGAGTCTAATGAATTAGATCCATCACCTCTAACATTTAATGTCCAGTTACCAACGTTGCTTCCAGATGTATAAACAACTGCTTGGGTAAGTACATCGTAGGGAAATGTTCCTGATGGTCCGCTTCCAGCATCAACTGTAACTTTTTCTGCAACACTTTGAATTTTACCTTGGCCGTTGAAAGTCGCTCTTCCGTTTCCTTTTGGTGTAAGGTTTAAATCTATACTAGCGTCACCGCCTGTTGCAGATATTGATGGTGCAACACCTGTTCCCGCGTTTGCTATTGTAAATTCATTAACAGCTGATCCAGCTGTAGTAAAAGTAATTTGTTCGTTAGAGTTTTCATCAAGAATACTGTGAGCTGTATCTATAATTATATTATGACTATTAGTATCTAAATTTGCTGAAAGTTGTGGTGAGTAATCAGATGATAAATCTGTAAATGCTGTATCAACAACATTAGTACCATCAGAGTAAACCATTTTAGTACCTTTGTCTGTTGCTGCCCAAGTTACTCCAGTTCCTGAAGTAGTTTTAACAGTTACAGTGTGAGAACCTGAAGTAGCATTGTCAATAATGTAAGTTTTTTCAACAGAGTCTGGAACAACAACGTTAACTGCTCCACCAATTGTACCTGTTAATTTTAATACTTTATTTTTACCATTTGATAAAGCACCGTTTGTAAAAGTTAAAGTTGCACCAGATGTAATACCTAATGCATCATAACCACCGATTGCTTGTTCTAGAATTAATAAGTTTGTGTTTGTAATTTGTCCCCAAGTTCCTGAATTTTCTCCAGTAGCTTGAACTGTAAGTTTTAAACTTGCTGATGTTGAGTTCGCCATATTTTTATACTCCGATTTACTTAATTTATTAAAATTTTGTTATAGTGTCAAACTATAAATTATGCAGCGTTTGTATTGACTTCTTGCCATCCCGGAGGATCAACTGGTGCTGTGCCAGTATTGACTTCGTTCCAAATCAATACATTTGTAGCTGTCCCTAATGCAAAAGTCAAGGCATTTCCTGTGACATCTACATTACATTCTGGAATAATTTCTGCTATTGAATTTAATGTAATAGACATCGATAT